CGGGTAATTGTCCCTCTATCAGTTGGTGAACCTTTACTCTCGATTCGATACCAGTTTGTATCATATTTTATCCTCTTTTTAGCTCTCCATTGCTATAACTAGATGTTACCTTAAACCCTACACCTGAAATCTTCTCTCCTGAAGATATAGTGTCCTTAACCATATTTATCGTACTTTTTGAAACATCAAACTCAAGATATAGATCCTTTAATCCAACTACATCATTAGATTCTGGGAATGCTTGAACTTCAATTATATCATCTGCTAAAACAGTGCCAGTTATTAAAGTTGTGGTTAAAATAACCTCTCCTTTTATATAATCTACAATACCTGCAGATTTAATAACAACTCTATTCTCTCCAGTTTCTTGAATTGGTTTAACTATTGAAAGAACACCAGTTCTTCCGTCTGTATTAGGAATATCTGTCAAATAAACGATATCTGGTTCATTGATAATAGTAAATCCTGTACTTTTTATATTGAATCCACCAGTATTAGCATGGAATCTATTTCCAAAACATAATTCATACTGTGCTTCTTGATTTATAAGTGCTCTTAGGTTTCTTCTAATCCTAACTCTTGTAATATTAGAAGTTATAGAACGATCTACATCATCAATTACATTTAAAACTTTACTATATTTGAATCTTCCACCAAATTTACTTAAATCTACAGAATCTGAATAAGATTGAAGAGAATTTGAAACATTTGTTTTCAAATTATCGACGTTTGTAACCTGAGATGAGTTAAAATAGACCGAAGAATCAACTTCAACATAAAGAATTTTAATATCAACAAGTTTTTGGTTAATTCCTGTTAATGCATAACTCTTTAATTTACTCAAAATAAAATCTTTATCAAAATCTGACACAAAATCGCCATTTTTTGGTTTGATACTGATCCTAACAGTACCAAATTCAGGTGGTTCTAACTCTTCACCACCAACAACTGATATAGATTCAGTATTTGGGTAGATATTTTGAATTATTGCCTCATAATCTCTTGCTGTAACTGCTCTAAATTGTGCAGCATATAGTCTAGGAGCAAAATATTTAACCGATTCTATAGGTTCTATGTCTGTTCCACTAGTACTTTTAGTAACTGTAGTTAATTGTGCTGATGTTACTGTAACAGGATTATTCAAACTGTTTATAAATGTACCTGCAAATGAGAAATTAGCAGCTCCATTACCTAATTCTCCATCTGTAACTATGTAAGTTACTACAATTTCTGTTCCATTCTCTAATTTTTTACCAAAAGTACCATCTCCAAAGAGTAATTCATACTTTTCATCTTGTACTTCTTGTATTAAATATATTTCTGAATCTGAATCAACACCAATAATATTATCAACAAGTGAATATTCTCTTCCAGTTCCTGACTCACCAGTACCTTTTACCTTAACAACAATAGTTTGTATGTCTATAAATGGATTATCAAGTAAAAAACGTTGATCTAAACTACCATCAACCGTAAATTTTTTCTTTAAAAGTGCCCCTTGATAAATTAAAACTGGATTTTCAAGTGTACCAAAACTTGCTTTACCATCTACCACTGCTGTAGTAATAGATTCTGGTATTGAAAATATGTAAGAACTATCATCTGTAGCACCTACACATACAGGTCCTCTTGCTTCAAGTGTAAGTGTTGCTAAACTTGCTGAACATTCTACATCTAACATTATACTTGCCCTAGAACATGTCCTAGAACGAGGTACATATCCTATTCCTCTTGCTAAAGATACGACATTTTCCCTCAATGTTGCAGAATCTAAGAAAGATTCATTAACAACCATGTTTGCATTGAAGGAGTTAATGTAAGTATTATATGCTAAAGTGTTTAAAAGAACCGAAAAATTGGATCCTTCAAAATCAAAATCAGTAAAAGTAGAATTTGCTCTCAAATAATCTTTTAATTGTGTTTTGATTTGATCAAAATCTAAGTTTGTAAATTTAGTAAAAGGCATATTATCTTGTTGCTTCTAGTAGGAATGTATAATCTTGTGTTGGTGCAGATTCTCCGATCAAACTGAAGTTTACATTTACCTCAAATTGGTTTTCATCTGGATCTGCATCCACTCTTACTCTCAAGTCGGAGATTCTTGGTTCAAAATTAAGTATTGCTTCGGTAATTTCACGTTCAATTACTGATGCTGTAGCAAAATCAACAAACTCAAATAATGATTTACGAACATTTGATCCGAAGAGACTATCAAAAAATCTTTCTCCACGAATAGTTTGTACGATATTACTTACAGATTTACGAATACACGCAGTATTCCTCAATAAGGGTATATCTTTTGTAACAGGATGGGGTTCAAAAGATAGACTTATATCTCTAAATTCGCGTGATCTTAATTGGGATGCCATTTATACAATACTTCTTCATTGTATTTAGCATGTTTTTTACAATAAGTTACAAGGATAGTGTTTATTGGGTTGTTCCCACCAAAAATGGAGGTCAAATAGGTCGCTATCGTACTGTAAAGACGTTAAATTGCACTTAAAACGACTATGTTGGCTCTCACAAAGTGCTACAGCATACAAATCAGCACCTGATGCCCTTGTCATTACGTTACATAACTCCATCAAATTATTTCCTTGCACTACACCAGACTGAACTAATACAAATTTATCCCATCTTCTCTGCCACTTCATATAATTCTGTGTAAATTCAGTTAAATACTCAGTTTTGTCTTCATCTGGGTATGGAACGTTAACTGATTCAATATTAAATATCTCTTCATCCATTGTTAGACTATGAGAAAGTATTTGTGTCGCAATTCCTGAGTAATCAGGAGCAATAGACAGGAAACAAGTGTCTTTTGGATGAATTGACATCTTTGCCATCTTCATTTTGTACACTAATTCCTGTATTAATGCTTTTTCTTTATCTTCTGATATAAAAAGTAGTTGTTTCACCCCAATTCTGGATAATCTGTGTAATTTATACCATCAACTTGGATGTCTCCGTAACTTATACCATCAATTCTTGGATCTGTAGTCCCATAATACTCAGATGCAGTGTTTCCGATACCTATATCCGTCGAAATTCCTGAGTAATCACCACCAACAAAGTCCCACTCTGTGGAAACTTGTAGAGTTTGCTCTTCTTCCCTTTCTTTTGCGGTTTTCCAGAAATAATTCTCATCATTTCCTAATCCATCTCTATCATGACCGTTTTCGACCTGATAATAGACCGTTGAAACCTTAAAATCGGGCACTTTTGGTGTTTCTGGAGTTAAACTATTATCATAAATCCTCATTCTGTTGTTCGGATAGAGGCAAAATTGCCCATTATCGAGTTCAATGAGGTTATGAGACTTATGTTCAGCAGGTTGTTCGCTAGTTGAGTAGTCGATTGCGTCTACATCTTGATGATAATTGTCTAAAGTGCAAATATATGTGCCAGTTTGCGTTCCATAGTCTCTTGTATAGACTTCATAGTGCATTGAACCCACAAATTGCTTCTGAACTGCGACTACACCATAGTCCATACAGTTCCAAAACTGCAAATTATGCAATTCCATGTCTGGAGTGGGTGTTTCTGGGTCTGAAACAAACGCAGAAATCGGCAGTTTATCAAACATCGCAGCATATTCGGGCAAATACGTCTCAAAATAGAAAGCACGACCAGGTATACTCTTTGCAGAGACCCATACTCCCTTAACAAATTCCCCATGACCACTCTTATGGTCGGTTAAGTACTCTTTTCTTACCCATACTTCATAGGAAGGTAAATTACAAATTAAAGCGGGCATTTAAGTTATCTCCCTTGTCCTCTATATCTCTTACGAGCCGAGTTACGCGATGACGCGGTATATTTTGAGTGTTTACCCCTTCCCTGACGAGTTTTTTTCGGGCGGGATTCAATTTTGTTTGCCATATTTAGATTGTTTTCTTATTGTTTCGAGTGATTCAGGTCGAGGGGTTCCCTCGCTGTAAAATTTCTGAGAAAGATCCATCATAGTATCGAAGTATTCTTCCTCAGTTAAGTCTTGATAGACGAGTTCCCCGTCCACCTTGATATCAAATAACTCTAGTCTTTTCATGACCTACACGTATACGAGGGTCGCACCAGATATCAAAACCTGCTTCTTTCGCATCAAGACAGAAAGATACGTCCTCTCCGCACATATCCTGCACTTCTCCAGATTCAAAGACCTGCATTTTAGGTGCGAACCATGGATAAGGCATTTCTGGATGCTCAAATACTCCATGTTTAATGAGTAACCATCCGAAACCTGTATAGTCTACTGTAAAAGGTTTGCGTCTCTTCTGTATAGTTTCAAGAGTTTCATGATTCATAACTCCACCGTTAGATCGGAAATCATCCTCCTCTAACCAGTGTGCAACTGAAGAAGTTTGACCATCTTCAGTACAATACCAACCACCAACAATTGATCTTTCCTTACTCGGATCAACTTTAAGATTCTGACCAATAACCTGTTTTGCAGGATTACCATCAGCATCTAATACAGCATTACCATCTTTATCAAGTATATCCTGTACTACATCTTCCTTTGTTATTGCTTCTTCTGGTATCGACATCAATACTAATTGATAAAACTTCTCAGAGTTAAAAACAATATCGCTATCAATCCATAACTGATAATCATACTTTAACTTTCCATCCCAAGGTATTTGATCAGGACCACGAAGAACGTTTGCTCCTAAACATTTACATCTTGCAAAGTTCACCATTGAACTATAGTCTTGAGAAATCTGAATACTTGCTCCAGATTGTACAAGATCAAAACATAGTTGAACGAATGACTTTAAAAAGATATAACTTACACCTCTACCAGGTAGACAAAATACAATTGTCTTTCCTTTTATTAACTGTCTTGCTAAAGCATAATCCCATTCTGCCTTCTTTGGTTTGGACTTGACGGGGGTTTTTGCTTTAACTGTAAATCCTTTAGCCATAATGTGTTGTAATTACATTCATATCATACACCATTATATAGTGGTTGTCAATTAGTATGAATGATCATCAAGAGAGGGGTTTTCCACCTCTATTTTTTGTGCAGGTAACTTAGTATATGATAGGTCTTCTTCTTTATATGATGTATGCATCAGACCAACCATTGCTTTAAGTGTAGTCCACGTAACTTTGAAATCTTCTTCTTTTACCGAATGTAATATACAATCTTTTCCTGCGTAAAAATGGTATATGGTTTCAGTTTCTTTAATCATCTTCCTTTTCTTTTAAGATTAACTCATTGTCTGACGACATCTCTAATTGTAGCACAGTTCCTTCGTACCATCCCATATCATTAACCATCCACTCAGGCAGATCAATCATGAAGTTCCCAGTTATGGGATCGACCTCTATAGGCGAAAAATTTTCTGCGGGATTTTTTTGCATATCATGAAAAATGCTATT